GTAAGAGTAAGGTATTTTAAGAATTAGCTAATGACAAGCTTGATGGAACTTTGGCTGACGTCAGTAACATACTGGCTATCAGGTAATTGGTAAACTTCACTGTACTCCTGTGTCAAATCGTCTGTATCCTTGGTGAAAAATTTGTCAAATTCTTCCAAAAATTGTTGTCCTGTGTAAGCATCCGAATGTGAGATTTTGTCTAAAGGTAATACATTCAGACTTCTCATTAGTCTATTAAATATTTGCCTCTCTGAACCCTGTAAATCCTTGTACATCTTTATTAGCTGATTGTTGTCTCTTTCAGTTATTTTAATATTTCCCCTTAACAATTCCCTAAAAGTCTTTGGGAAAGCTGTTGACATGAAAACTTCCAGAGGTTTATGCAAAATGAAAGAACCCATTGGCTCATACTCTTTTAAAACTAACTCTGGACCTTTAACCTCAGAAGCTTCCATTATGTTATTAATTTTACTTTTTAAATCAAAAGAGCCTAAATTTGATAGTTTAACAAGCTGTTGCATCTCGGTTTTGCCCTTCAAAGCCTGATCTAAATCAGCCTTTATTTTCTTATTTAGCTTATCTTCCTCTATTACTAAAGACTTGCCTTGAACATATATTGTCCCTTGACTGCTTAACTTTAGCTTGCACAAATTATAAAAGTTTCTGTAAGTGTCATAATCACATCCCATCAGATTTGTTGTAAATTTGAACGTTCCACCAAACCCAAAGCATAATAGGTAACAATTATCAGTTATATGAATACTAAAGTTCGTAGGCTTCCAAAACAATTCAGGAAGTTCATCACAGCACAGGTGATAGAATTGCCCATTAACACCATATGCTGCTTTAAGACATTCCACACTATTTATTGTGGATCCCTTAGCATTCCCTAATTTTATTAGCTTGCCTTTAACACGATTGGAAATCCTACTTGAAGGGTCATCAGCAATATTTTCCCCATCTTCTTCATCCTTGACAAACCCTTTGTTAACTTCTTTTTCGAAGCTCAAGTAACCAATGGGCAATATTTCCTCTTCTACTCGATCAAGATAATTTCTAATCTTATTCTTATCAGCCAAAACAATAGATTTTTCAATCTGACCGAAGTTGGCATCAAAGTTTCTAGTACAAGTCAGCTCTTTCAATTTCTGTTTATGCAAGTCATTCAATTCCGATATCGTCTGACCTTCCTTTTTAAGCAATATGCTTATACCCCTCTCGAAAACTGATTCACTAGCTCCCCTATTCCTTTGCTGTTCTCTCAACCTTGCTAACAAACTGTTAAACACTTCTTTACTATTTCTTGCACAATTGTACCAGAAGTAGTAGATATGTTCGATTCTGTTCATCAACAATGACCAAGGCAATCCTAATTCATTATTCATTTCCTTCAAGGCTTTTGGATCTTTGTTTCTTATTGTCAAAAAAAACTCCATGAAAACAGCATCAATTAAGAATTTATTATTATTTAATAATGTTTCTTTTATTAATTCTTCAACAGTTATATTAAGCCTGTAATGTATACTAGAATTTCTCACTATATTAACTAAACTAAAGTAAACAGACTCCAAATTGTTTCCATTTTTAAAATTTTCAAGTAACACATAAGTGTTAATTTCTCTAGGCAGGTTGGGGTCATGTATTACAATAGAATATGTTTCAGATATATAGTTCTTTAATCCAGAATCAATTGCTGCATCACCAGCTAACAACTTTGAGAAATATTTATTGAATATCTTACCTCTTTCAGTCCTCCTAGCCTGTTCTATATCAAATAAGAATGAACCTGGATAATTATTATACATCTTGAGCCATAAAGCATGATATTCTGGAACCCTTAAATATTCAGGATGATTTTCTTTAATACAATCAATTATACCACCACTCAATCCAGGCGTATAAATTCTTTTCTCTCTAAGGGAAGGCAAGGCTTCGAAAGGGATTATGCTTGAGACAAAAACATAACTAAACCCTAACCTTTCAGCATTATAAGCAGTAGGTCTTTCAACCATGACAAATTTCACGTCAGTTTTGCTGAACCATGGTGTTTCTATCTTTAAATTCTCTTTCATCCATTTCTTATTATCAGCATCATCTAACAGCAATTCGACAGAGCTTCCCATATAATGCTCTGTCAGTCTTATTTCAAACTTCTTCTCGGGCTTAAGCTGTTTGACTTTCCTTGAATCAATTAATTTCAATTCCGGGTAAACCACTTCTTGTTCATGAAATCTTACTCCACAGAGCTTGAACTTACAATCTCTTTCTCTGACTATCCTAGGGTTTGTTGAAGAAATCTCATCAAAACCTACACATAAATCGTCTGTATTATCAGAAGTTTCTTTATAAAGACAAGGGTGGATAAACCCAATTGAAGCCAGTTCATTGAAAAGATAAATAATGTCAATATCTGAGGCACCTTTGTTCAAGTTCAATTTTTTCATCCTATTATTAAATAGCTGAACATTAGCATCACATGTTCTTGTTTTGAAATTCAATGATCCTTCACCGTACCAAACATTGCCAACACCTTGTTGTCTCTTGGCATAATAGAATAATGGTAAATTACAACCTTCACTTGAGAGGAATGAATCTAATTCTTTAAACATTGATAGTGAATAAAGTATTTGATAATGCATTACTTGATCATAAATATTAGGGCTCCTAACAAATCTGTTTGCCAGGTCTATCAAGGTGTAAGCTTCGCCGTTGATAATCATTCTGTAATTTTGGTTGAAGGATGCTCTAAGTTCATTAGGTAGATACCCTCTCATCTCATTCACTACACTTATTGCATCAATTTTTGTTCTATTTTCCCAGTCTGAAAGATTAACTGCTAACCTTCTTCCTGCTAAGCTAAGAATTTTGCAACCTCTTTTAGCATTATAGCTCAGTAGATCTAAAACCTCATTAACATTTTCTATGGTTCTTTTCTCTGTTGGAAGACTTGCATAAAAATAGAAATTGTAAGATTCTTCACCACAAAGGTATTCAATCATTCTAGAAACTTCAACTTCCCCTAAAGAACCAATGAAGTCAGAAAGTAAATCCAATTTTTTCCTTTCAGTAATACTCAGGTTGATCAAATTCCTATATTTTTTCTCTTTTACGTAACAGGTAGCCTTTATTCTGTTTATATCTTTAAATAATTTTAAAGAACTATTCTCGTAATTGAAACTGCATGGTTTTATAACAACACTTGTCCTCACTTCATCAATTTTTACAGGTATTTTGTCAAGTATAGAAAGGATATTACATATATCTGCAACAACTTCAGGCCTGTTGACAGTTCTTCTATTAGCTCTTTCAAAGATTTCTGAAATAGTCTGCCTAGCTTTCCAAGGTATCATTAAATCATCCCTCACACTATAGCTGAACTTAGAATTGTTCCTGAATAGATAAGATAAGCCTTGATTCTGATGCCCTCCTGCGGTGGAAGCAGCAAAATGTTTATTTTGCATCATTGCCACAACTTTGAATCTGTTTATCAAATCATTGTTGAAACGATTCTGCATCAAGGTTTCACTTTTTAAAAATTCAACCATCTCCTCATTAAGCTTAGATTTCATTTCTTTTTCAAAATCCACTCTAAGATTTCTAGTTCTGGACACATAACTCAGCCCTAAGAAGTCAGGTCTCTGCTCATCATTAAGTAGGTCTATCATCAGCATGTAATCCTCGTATTTTTTGTACATCAATAAGAAATTATCAACTTCAGTCCCGTATAGCATTTGCAGAAAACTGTAAACATCAGGAGTGCCCATTAATTCGGTTGGTAAGCTATAGTTTGCTTTGTTCAAAAGGTAAATTCTATAATTTAAATAATGGACCATCATTCTATATGTTTTATAACTCTGCCCAAAAGTTGCACCATTAGAAATAAGCTCTATAGTTTTACTAACCAGATTCTTGTTCTCGGTGACTAAGCCTTCGTAAGTAGGGGAAAAGTTTAGACCAGCTGTGAATTTTGCCAACATTGTGACAACTTTTTTATCAATTCTAACTATAGCTATAACTTCACCACTTTCTGTATCAACTATACATTTTTTGTTACTCTGCATGTGGTTCAAATACTTGCTAAATATTTCATATTCTTTTAAAACTTTTTCAAGATGATACTTGCTACTACAATCTATAGTGCCATTAGCATCATCACTGTGTGCTATTCCGTAAAAATCCAATTTTTTGTCTTCTTCTCTGAGCTTTGACATTCTTAAAAGATGTCTGAACAAAAGCTGACCAGCACAATGCATTAATGAGGACAAATAATTGAAAATCCCCATCACGAAAGAATGAGGGTACTTTATAGTAACATAACCAGGGTAAAAAGTGATGTTTTCTTTGTAACTGTTAATAATAGGCTTTATTTCTGCATGGTTGTAAACAGCTAAGAAATCTTCTCGCTTTATGAGCACCTCTTTATTCTCCATTGACTCCACCATCGCCATAAAGAACTCCACGAAACTTTTAGGCAACACATCAGCCATACCTAAAACGAAATATTTGTACTTCTTAAAATTACAATGTGGCCCCCATCTTCTATAGTCGTAACTCATGATATTAGTACCTTTATGACATCTCTGATGAACGTTAGTATGTAACCAAACGTTCCTTTTATTACTAGGCACTGAAATCATTTCATTTGGCATTCTTTTACATAAAATTTTAAACACACCCTCGGCTAACTGTTGTAAACACTTTGTGTTCACTGTACAAGCAAAAATTTCCCTAGAACCACCCCATTGAACCTTAGCATGTATGGAAAACCTCATTGTCTTGTTAAGCCTCACACCAACCTCATCATTGGACTTAATAATACACTCCTTCATGTTTTTTAACAAAGATGTATTATTCTTACCTATCATGGCATTAGCAGTAATAGGACCTGGGGCTTCTATATATCTGATGATTTCATCATAATTCATGTCCTCTTTTTTGAATTCAACATAATAAGCTTCTACACCCTTCATCCCATATATTTTCTTACCTTTCAAAATCAACTTATTCATTTCCTCTTCACTCATTGTTAGATATTCATCAAGACTTTTTCCTCTGATTATATCTTGGTCCACTGGGTCTAATCTGCAGCCAGTATTCTTGGTGGTATTGTATATATTTTTGGAATACAAGTTTTGGAAATCTTTACAAATGGCTGGTATCATCTTGTGCTGTTTAAGGTAGTCGCTGACATAAACACCGGCCAACCATGAGAGCTTAGGTGAGAATTGAAGGTCATGCTTGAATGGATCATCACCTAGTTCGGTTTCATAATCAGACAATCTGGTTTCAGTTTTTATAGTGCAATCAGTATAAGTTTTTAAAAAATCTTTTATATCATTTCTAAGCTCACTAGATGTCCCTACTGCAGCCTTGGGCAGTAATCTACTACAGTACATGTAAATAGTCCATACTTCGACATCTTGGGATGTGATCTGCGTAAGTGGGTCTTTGTAAACTTTAATGTTCTCTTTAAACCCCTCTAACACACCCAATATATACTTCTGTATAAAATATTGTACATAATCCCTAGATGAGTCAAAGGATTTTGCAACAAGATCATCAACTTTACTGTATTCTGCTCTGAAATTCATGAACATTTGCCTGAATCCGTGTAACATTTCTTCTGTGGTTCTTCTAGCATTAAAAGCAGCTAGTATTGGAACAGAATACCTAGGCAACTCATACCCTTCATCTTGTATTTCCTCAGTCATGCTGACAATAAATGAAGAGATTTTATAGGATAATAGATGATGGTGTTCTGCTAGCCCTGCTTGATACATCATCCAGGGTGTTTCTAAATAATGTTTGCCATTTATCATATGGATTTGAAAGCTTGTGCTAGGATCATTAAAGCATGTATAGAAAGGAGCTGATTCTGGCAAAATCTTGGTTATGACTTTGAACTGTCTTGTTGTGTCCCTCATTGATTTCCCTCCTTTAACAAAAAGCAGTGTGTCACCTCTTTTTATTGTGTCCAAGGCTACCATCCTACCTTTCATGGGAACTGAAGAGAGGAATATCAAAGATTTAAACAGATTACTATTAAACTCTAATGTTTCACCTAATGCTGTTTTTCTTAACTTATTTTGAAAATCATTTATTTCCCCGATATTCCTCTTCTTAAGAGTGTCCGTCACCTTGATTTCTTCTTTCCACCCATCATAATGTATAGTAAAATTGTTATTAAAACTTGTTTCTGAAAAAAGGCTGTTGCACAGGCTGTTGACATCCCTAAATAACTGATCCTTGACCCATTTCTCATTCGTGTGTCTAAAATGGCCTGTACCTTCAAAGTAATTAATATTATGATCTCTACTAACCTCTTTTTTAATGAAAGCTGAGATTTCTTTAGTTGCAGGCATTCTCATGCTTGTCATCTCTACTCCTAATGCTCTCTTAATTTTCCCTTGTACTTCTTGGTATTTTCTTAATTTCAGGCTAGCTGCTTTGTATGACAGAGCTTCAGGCTCATTATCATCTTTAAGTTTCATGACATTTCTTTTAACAGCTAAATAATTTTTAGAGTCTCTCCATGCACTCTTTGCTTCATTCAAAGATTCTGTTAGCTCTCTGTACTTTTGGAAGGTTGGGTCACATTCAGACAAAGCGGTTGCAACGGTAACTTCTTCAAAGGCCATTTCAGGTTTATCAAATAGCTGCAGCAAAGAATGAGTTTGAGTGCTAACAACTTTCTGCAATTCTCTTATTAAGGAGACCCTATCCAACTCATTGTGATCTTCGTTAGGTTTAATAAAGTTCGTAAAAGAAGTTTTTGCTTTGAATCTCTTGCTCTCTGAGTCTAAAGAATTAATGTTTTCTAAAACTTCATTAAATTTCAAGCAAGTTTCAGCTCGAACTTTATCATTGTTGACCGACTTGTAAAAAAGCTTGTCATTGTCAATATTGTTATTTTCTATCAACTTTATGGAGTCAGAAAGAACTTCATCGAAATTATACAAAGAAGGTATTGTGCACTTTGCAGATTGCTCATTTTCCATGATAATAGGTTCAACAGAGAAAGGTATGTCATGTTCACTTAAATAAATCTTGATCCATTCATTAAAATTTTCAGGAGTCACATTAAATGATCCATTATGTTCAACAAAATTGAAATCTGTCTCCATGAGGGTGTCTTTTATTTCCATTATCTCAAATTCTTCACCTTCTGTGAAATTTTTGCTTCTAATTTGTAAAACTTTCAGCAGCTCCTCAGGTATAAAATCTCTACTAAGGATATCACTAATTGTCTCAATGTCAAAACCTTTGTTGTCTTCTTCTAAGTTCATGCTAGCTGTATGAAGGTTGTAATTTAAAACATATCTCTTACCATCCGAAGTTCCTGAAGTATTTGATATTAAAAGTTTTATTCTGTCTTTATAATTCTTAATGATAGTATTCCTGTCATTAGTCTTGTAAGCAAAGACTTTATCTCTTTTGTATACAAACTTACTCTCAAAGTCTATAAACTTTTCCCTGAAGTCGTTATCCCTGTAACATATCAAATGTTTGAAGTTTTTAGTAAATTCGGAGTTGAAATCTCTCAGCAACTGATGATATTCTTCCATCTCAATAGAAAACCCAAGGCTTAACCACTCATTTCTATTATCATTATAAGCCTTATCTAGCCTCAGAATGATGGGTTTGTAAAAGACTTTATACCCCAAGATTTCTAGATTTTCTATCTCAGAAAAATATTTAGAATCATCAGGTGTGCCCTTTTTCGAATCTGCAAAATCTGAAGCACCTGTTACAGCGAATTCAATTAGTGTGACATTTTCATTTTGGATTAGAATGTAGTCTGGCCTTTTCTTAGTTTCAATATTTAAATTCAAATCTTTGAAAGGTTTATCATAAATGCTCACATCAAGTCCTATCTGTTTTATAACATTTAACCCAAAGAAATCATGTCTTAAATCATTTATCAAACCTACAATTTCAATGTTGTTTTTATCTGTTGAATTGAGAGAGTCAGCAGAAAGGGCTAATAAGTTCATGAAACATTTAGGTTCTAAGTCTGAAAAACTAAGTATGTTTTTATTCAAATTTTTTATCAAAAATCCGCCTTGTTCATTCAATATATGCCCTGTAGCACAACACCCCTTAACATTACTAAACGTAATGTTATCATTGCTTATCCTCAAGTCTTTATTCTTAGGTAGTGGTGGAAAGTCTTCAACCTCTGAATCAGAGCTGCTCATAATATCAAATTCTTCTCTTTTGGACATCTTGATTGATT